CCCGCGGGGTGCGACAATCCCCCGTAGTGCCCACGATTAGTGATATTCGTGAGGAGGTCCATGTCCTACTAACCCTTTTCGACAATTGTCGATCTGATCTAAGGGAACAATTGGTTTCGGACTCTCCTTTGGTGCCCGTCCGCTCGACGGTAGCTCCGGCTAGAACGAGCAAAACTGCTCCGGTTTACTCACCGCAGGTCAATGAAGAGCCTGCGAGTGTTTTACTGCGATCTTCTAATAACGAGGTCAGACCGTCTATTGTCACGATGTCTGCTCCCGCCCCGTCAATCAAGGGGCCAAACCTTCAGTCGGTGCCGAAGTTTACTTCACCCCAACTTGAAGATGCCCGCAATTCGCGGAAGCCGTCCACGTTTTACATGGGCGTAGATCACTCTGATCGCGAGTCCACGGACTGGTGGAGTGATGATGAGGATGATGCGTGGGAAGCTGTCGGGTCGATTATGCCGCTCAGTAGGCGTGAGGCTAGGATATCAGCCATTTCACCGTCGCACCACACCATTGCTGGCATTGTCCTCCCGCGCCCCCCCGTGCCGCCTTTGACGGTGCTCTTGAAGGGCACGAGGAAAATTTGCTCGCCCCCCGGTGTTCGCCATCCCGTCATGGGCTCGCTTGCGGCGGCGATTCACTCATTGAATGAGAAGCGTGTTGTACGTCACTCCGTGATTGTTGCGAACCCTCGTCTTCGAGAGGTCGTGATCGCGAAGGCGCCGCAAGCACGCCGCAAGCCGTGGAAGCCGATTGGCAATCCTGATGCTCACGGCTACCTCCGCAATAACGGTCGCATCCATGGCCCTGGTCTGCGCCACAGCATCGACTCGTCGGAGTCGATTTATGGGATGGCGATCCGGCTCATTCGCAGGCCGCTGAATCAGCGTGCAGCTAACGGAGGCCTCGTTAAGAGGCAGCTTGCAGTTCAGTTTGAGCGGCCACTCGTGGTCATTCCCCCGCCTCCCCCGAGATTTTACTCACTGTTCAGAACGATGTGTCGTGGTGCGTGGCGAGATCTCGCGTCGCTTGTCAAGGTCAATGGCAAGTGGATATTGCTTGATTACCATGGCATGGCGGCCGTGTTTTCATTGACGCTCTACACAATCCCACCCGCGGATGCGGTTGATTGGCCGGCGGGTCCCATCGCGGCGAAACCAATGACGCTCCTTTCCCAACTTGAAGCTCTTGGTCGTGTTCGTAGCCTCGACTTTCGGTGGATGCAGATCGTTGCGGCTCAAGCCGACTTCGGTGAGCGGTTCTCCATGTCTCTCTTTATAAGGGATACGTGCCAGGAGGTGATCAATAAGAGTCTCGTCACGAAACCAGGGATCAGGGAGGGTATCGAGGAGAATCCGGGTTGGGGTGTTCGGTCGCTGTTCGTCTGGCTGATGTCGCTCTCATCTCAGTCGTGGATGATGATTCACTACTTCCTTGCATCATACGTGTTCATGGTGGCCATTAACGAGATTTACCCCCATCGAGACGGGTTCACATTTGTGAACAGCTGGTCGCTGCTCTGTTGGCTCCTCATGTTCGCGTACCTGAGGTTTGTCTTGACGGCGGTTCTTGCGATGAGATTCTTCTCGGCCCGCGGCGCCATCTTTGTCTCATACACATCCCTATGGCTCATTGCGGTGGGTATGTTGTGGTTGACTCACCGCAGCGACATGTCATTCGGTCACCCCATTTTTCTGCTGTCGAATGTGGGCGCGGGCTTCCTTGTCCTTTGGGTCATGGGCCCTGTAGCATTTTTGTTGCAGGTTCTTGTCTCGTTTTGGTCATTTCGCGGTGGCGTTATCGGTGCTGCGATCACGCTCAGGTGGTATTGCTCGGCGATTGACGCGGTGGCTCCCTTGATGCCAGCGACCCACCAGACGGCTTGGAGACATTATTATAACCGCAATGCGAGATGGAGGAACTACTTTTCAGCTATGCGTCGCGCTCTTGCTCAGGCGCCGATCCATTTCGTTGCGCCCCACAATGGTGCTGTTGGCCCGCTTGTGGCGGCGGCGGTTGTGCACCCGCCACCGCGGCCACCGCAGGTCGCGGCGTTAAGGCCGGCGGAGCGGTTGGATCAGAGGCAATGTGTTGAGTCGAACCCTGGCCCACGTGGCGCGAGGGAGAAGAAGCGAACCAATAATCAGGAGTCGCAAGATCGCATCAACGCTGAAGTGAAGAAGGCAATGAAGGAGTTTGAGAAAGATAATGCCAAGAAGGAAGCGCCGGCGCCCCAATTGCGCGCCGAACCGAAGCCACCCAAGGAGCACGAAGAAGTTCAGCATCGGTACGCCACACCTTTTAGGCCGGAGAATTCTCATGCGCTCTTGTGGGTTGCGATTGCGTCGTTTGTTATGGCATTATTGGCAAACATTTACCTCATCGACATCTTTCCACCCTTCGGTCTGCTTAGTGAGATCCCGCCCTGGGCATTCTCTGGCGCATTGATGGCCACTGGATGGTTCGGTCACAATTCAGCCGTTAAGTCGATCGGCGTTTTCATTGGTTCGGCCTCGGAGGAATTGTCGTGTCACTCGTGGCCTTTCATGAGACTGATTTTGGTAGTCTTCGAGGCCGTCCAGAGAGCGCGCCTCGGCTGCACTTATGAGACGATTGCGACGATGACGCTCATTCACTTCGCGTTTCAACTGATGCCGTGGCCTATTGCGCTTGCGTGCCATTGGGTCTTCAACCAGATAATGACGATGTTCCTCAAGACCCGTGAGCACACTCACGTAGAAGTAGTTGCGTCGAACGGGTCACGAGAGGACGACATGAGGTCAGTTGACATAGCGGTCGGAAAGCCTGAATACCGAAGCAGGGTGGTTTTGTGCAATGTTACCATCGCAGTCGTTGAGATAGAGCCCATCACGAACACTGTGCTCCTCACGAGGTGGAGAACGTCTGAACAACAGATTGATCTCGAATTCATGCACCACTTATTGTCTCATCGCACGTCGACCAATCCCTCAGATGAGGAAGACTTGATCATTGCGAGGATTGACACGATGGCCAGAAACTTCGTGTCGATCAACGTTTCGCGATACGAGCTCGCGCGCCCGGTCACGGTGGCGGCGAGGGTCGCCTCCAGGATCATTAGTGAGCGCAATTCGTACATTGACGACAATATTCCCCCCTTGAAGAAGAAGAAGGAGGTCGTGTCTTTTCTTTGTGGCTATAATCTCGAAGCATTGGATGTCATGACAGTGGCGTCGACGCCGGTCGACTATTGGTTCAAGAAAGAATTGGATGTGCGGCCTAGGGGCGATGCGGCGGCGGCCCAACTGTGTGCGACACCAGACGCCATCCCGCCGCGGCCGAACCATTCTGATCCGCTTTTGCTCATGGCCGGCATTCAAGCTCGAATTGGCGCGCTCACACCTCATGAGGAGGACGGAATTGAACCGGTTTTTCACGCTATTGGAGAGTTTGTGCAGCTGTACCTCAAAATGGCCCAAACGCTCGACGGCGTTGGTATTCGCCCTATTGCTCAGGATGTGATCATCGACACGCTCAAGTGGATCGACGGAATTAACCATCCGGAGTCTCGAAAAGAGGAGTTGAGGAGGGCTTTCTTCGACATGATCTCACCACAAGGCAAGTGCCGACTTGAAAAGAGGCATCGCCGGGGAAAAATCTTTGGAAAGAGAGAACATCTCGCCGATTATAAGACGCTACGCGGCATCTGCACGCCCCATGACAAGGGTAAGGTCCATATCGGGGCGGTCGGTGCGTCGGTCGAGAAGGGGATGCTCTCGCAACTCAGAGAGCCAGTGAAATACACGCCGGTGAGGGACAGACCGCGGAAGATACATGACGATCTCGCCCATCTTCCGGGCAATTGGTATGCCACTGACTTTTCGAAGGCCGAAACGATGCATAGCGCGGCGGTTTGGAAGCTCGTCCATGGGCCTATCTGGCGCCATATGCTGCAGCTCCGACCGATTGAGCTTCGCATCTTTGAAGAGTTCTTTAAATCAAACATTGGCGAATCAACGCTTTACAGCCCACTTCTTTCCGCGAACGTCTCGCTCAGAAGCCATTTATGGTCCGGCAGAATCGACACCAGCTTCTCAAATTTCACGTATAATATGATTGCGATGAGGTATTGTGTGTGGCTTAACCGTGAATCGCTCCCGCAAGGCCATCCTCTCAAGACCTTCGACGTGTGGGCACAGTTCGGATGCTTCGAAGGAGACGATGGCGTGATGAAGTTGCCGCCGGAGTTGGTCCCGACGAGCTCACAGTTGCGTAAGCTCAACATCATGGTGAAGATAAATCGCTGTGCGTCGGAAGAGGAAACTGAGTTTTGCGGCATTCTCTATGACCCTGAGGATCTGGCGACGCTGACAGATGTTAGAGAGGATCTGGCGACCTTGGCCTTTTGCATGCCGCCGGATGTGAGACCGACGCCGAGACGCCGAAGAATGCTACTGGGTTCCAAGGTCCTCTCACTCTGCTACCAGTACCCCGGCTGTCCTGTTATTGGGCCGATTGCATACCAGTTGTACAAACGGCTTGCAATCCAGCCGGAGGAGTATTGGTCGTTCCTGTCCAAAGATCCGACGATGAATGGGTGGTATCGCGACCAAATCCAGAGCGCGCTCAGGAACTACCACAAGCTGAAGGAGCCGGTGATCGGTATGAGATCCCGCCTTCTAGTCGAGCGAATGTATGGCGTGGTGGTGTCGGAGCAGCTTCGTCTTGAAAAGCTCGTTCCAAACCTACCTTTTGATGCGTCTTACGCTGTGGCGTACGAGACGCCCGCTTCTTGGAGAGACAACTTCCTCAATTGTTACAAATCAATCCCGACTCATAGTCACAAGCGACCGAGCATTTTCCGAGATCTGGTCACGCTCCAATTCGACTTGTTCAACCTTTACGGCAAGGCGGATGACTGCCGCCTTATTGATTTTGATATGAATGTCAAGGAAATTGCGAAACGACTTAGGTCTGCCGCTCCGCTCCTTAGGAACATCCACCCCCTCGAGAAGGTCTCGGGGGAACCAGGAGGTTCAGAGGGCGCTAAGCGTGCTGACAAGCCAGCTGGCGGCGACAAGCCAGCAAGACGACGACGACGACGTCGACAGCGAGGAAAGCCCAAGGCCTCGGAAAAGAGAGAGGGCCCCAAAACGCGAGCTCAAGCGGAAAGGGAAGAAAAAGGGAAAAACCGAAAGCCTGGACCTGGAGGGCCTCGTAAAAGACGCCGCCGGAATAATAGAGCTGGTGGGACCGCTCCTGGCGCTCCTGTAAATCACGGAGGCATCATTAAGGCGGCGGGCCATAAGGTCACGTCTCACTCGTTGGCTCAAATGTTCCGCCACCCGAGCAGGGGTTATCGCCCAGACCTCAGACCGTATGCGATCGAGATTAAGCGGGCGAAGCAAGAGGTCGACAAACTCGTTGTTCAATATGGTGAGCGATTTGTAGACGGCGGTGCGGACGAGACGACGGACTTGGACAAGCTCTATGAGGCGGCGCAGGAAAAACTTGATTGCGCCATTGATGAGCTTAGTAATGTCCAGTCTTTCGAGGATGAGCCGATATCCCGGGGTGTTGAGCTGAAGGATGAGCTCCCGAAGATGGAGGACACGGAGGAGGGCGATGGCGACATTATCATCGTCTCTGGCTCAGAATTCCTTTATTCGGTGGTTTCGCCGCCTGACGGTGCGGTGGCCGGTACATGCTTGGCAACGGTGATCATTAATCCGGAAATGATGGGCTCGACTCGTCTGAAGAAGTTTGCAGATCTCTATGACCTTTTTGAGATTCTCGAGTTGGTTTTGGAGTGGACGCCCACCTGCGCCACACTGACCCCGGGTGCGATTCTGGGAATGTGTTCGCCCAATCCGAATGAGGAACTGACGCTTTTTGAACAGGGAGACGCCATTCTTCGTGATGCATTCGGCCGCCCTGGATCAGGTCTGAACAGCGCGTTCACTAAAATGGCCTATGTAATCTCAGCGCCCCAACAAGCACAATACTTCACTAGCTCGAGCGCTGAGCCGGCCCTGTCGATCCCGGCTGTCTTCTCACTCTTTGCGGCTACGGCGTTATCGTCGGTCAACCTCCTTAGCGGGATTCTTACCATGCACTACAAGATAAAATTCTGGCAAGCGACTAACTCTCATCAGGGCAATTTTAGCCCGGTCTCGAGTCCGACGATCTTCACCTACGATCTGGAGACCGAGCAGACCGCTGAGGGGAAGTGTTGGGCACTGACGGGCTCACCGTCTTTTCCCCCTCTCGGCGGCAAGGGTCAGATTCTCTGTGCGACGGTGACTGCCCTCAATCTTTCGACGACGAATGCTCAGTTCTTCAATGTCACGGCGGACGGCCGTGGTGTCACGATAACGCCTGGGGTGAAGCTCTGGGGTCGTTTGGACACGTTGGGCACGACCATGATGTTTTATGACTCAATTGCCTCAGTCCTTCGAGACTCTGGCCCAGACATTGCCGCTAGTAACCCCGGCATGCTTCTTGGTACCGGTGCGGTTACTGCAGCAGCGGGCACGTCTATAACACTGATGTATCAGGTGTGGAACGTTGCCACCAATGCGTAAAGAAACGCCAATCGTAAAAGAAAATAAGAAAAACGAAAACGAAAATAAATGTGAG